ACTGGTTCTGTTTACACTTCTTATGTTGATAACGCTTTCATGAGGTCTTATGTTAACCCTCACCTGCGTTCTGTATTCAACATCATCCCTGTTTCTACTGGATCAGTTTCTTTCCCTCGTGGTAACACTCCAGTTGGTGAAGGTTCTTTCGGTAAGCAAACTGAAGGTTCTGCAAAACCTCAAGTTGATTATGATGTAACAGTTGTAAATACTGCTCTGTCATTTATCGCAGGTTATGCTAAAGTTTCTCGCCAAATGATTGATGACTTGCCATTCTTGCAAGCTTATCTTCAGCAGTCTTTGATTGAAGATTTCCAAAAGGCAGAAGATACTTACTATCTTAACGCCATTGCTTCAAGTGCAACCGCAGGTTCTTCTTCTGGTGCTAACACCGCTGAGAAGTTCATTGATTATGTTGCTCAACTTGGTGCTTTGAACTGGATGCCAAACCTTTCTTTGACCACTCACGCTGGTTGGGCCAATTTGTTGAAAACCAAGCCTGCTGATTACTCAGTACCTGGCGGAATGGTAATTGACAACAATGGTAATGTAAGAATCGTAGGTATCCCTGTTATCCCACACTCTTTGGTTACGGCTTCTAAGATTTATGTAATGGACACTACTAAGTTCGCCATTGCTCAACAATCTGGTCTGAATGTACGTTCTACTGAGTTTGATCAGGATGACTTCATCAAGAACTTGATTACCTTCCGTTGCGAGGCTCGTTGTGAACTCCTTCAGTTCCAACCAACAGCAGCAGTTTACGGAGCTATCTAATATCTTGTTTGATTGTTTTAAAGTGTATGATCGGGGGTGGTATTCTTGCCACCCCTTTTTTTAATTAAAGGCAATGAAAAATTACGTTATTATTGGTGCGATGGATGGCGTAAGCCATGACAATATATTTGATAGGCTAAAAGATGAGACAGACTATCAAGCATATTTCATTGAGCCAGTACCACACTATTTTGAGAAGCTAAAAGAGAATGTAAAACAATTGTCAAACGCAAAAGCTTACAACTTTTTTATTTCAGACAATGATGGAAGCGTTGAGATGGCATTTGTAAAGCCTGAGTGGATTGCAAAAGATTCATCATTTTTGGATGGGTGCAGTTCGCTGATTGAGAACGGAGAACCATTGAATAGATATTTGAAGGAATTACCAAAAAGCATTTTGTCAACAATTGCAGTAAGTGCTATAACATTTGACCAATTTTGCAAATGGTATGATATAAATGATATATATTATTTACAAATTGATACTGAGGGATGTGATGAGAGGATATTAAATACGATTGATTTGGATAAGTATAAAGTAAAAGAACTTAAATTTGAGAATCATTATATAAGTGATACTTTCTATACTGAATTACTAATTAAATATCCACAATACAAAGGTCAAATTGTAGGTGCGGATATAATACTAAAATTATGAATATAGTTGCTTCTGTGCATCTTTACCCTCCAGAGCATAATTGCGGAGCGGAATGGATGTTACATTTTATGCTAAAAGACCTTCAAGCAAATGGTCACAATGTAAGAGTTCTTTTACATGATGCGAACAAGTACAAGGTTAGGAACAATTATGTTTTTGATGGTATTGATGTATTCCCACCAAATCCAAATGTTATTGAGGGGTTGTTTAATTGGGGTCATGCTGTTTTCACTCATTTAGACTACACAAGATGGACAATACACACAGCAAAACTATTTAGAAAGCCAGTATTCCATCTGATTCACAATAGCCACCCATATCCTGAGATTATAGATGCTGAGAAGAATCAGCATATTATTTACAATTCAGAGTGGTTAAAAGAACTTTTGAACTATAAATTTAGTAATTTTATACTAACTCCGCCAGTAGACTACAATTACTATGATGTAGGTAATGAACCAGAGAAGAGTGAATATATCACTTTGATAAACTTAAACGAAAACAAGGGCGGTAAGATATTTGCAGAGATTGCGAGGGCAATGCCACATAAGTCATTTTTAGGTGTTTTAGGGTCATACGATGAGCAGATAACCAAAACATTGCCAAACGTGAGATATGTGCCTAATTCGCCTGATATTAAGCAATGGTATGCACAGACAAGGATATTACTAATGCCATCAAAATACGAGAGTTGGGGCAGGACTGCAACTGAGGCAATGTGTAGTGGGATTCCTGTAATTTGTAGTGATACCCCAGGGTTGAAGGAGAATTGTGAAAAAGGTGGTATATTTATAAAAAATAGGGATAATGTTAAAGAGTGGGTTGAAGCCATTACAAAGTTGGATGACAAAAAAACCTATTCTTGGGCATCACGAAAAGCGAAAGCGAGATCAAGAGAATTTGATACGAGAAAAACGCTTGATGAATTTGAAAGTTGGTTCAGAGAAAGTGTTAATAAATATAGTTAAAGATGACATATATAGACGGCATAACAATATTAGCTGATGCGGTGGTTGAGCCAGTCAGCTTGACTGATGCGAAGAATTGGCTACGCATTACAAATTACGATACTGATGATGATTTGATTTTATCATTGCTTAATGGTGCGAGGGTGCATATTGAAAAATTGACTGGTTGTTCATTGGTTAACAAGTCAGTAAGGATAAACGTAGAACTTACACCACAAAGCCAAGGCTTTTGGATTCTTGATGTGCCTTATGGGCCATTGCTTTGCGTTGATGAGGTAAAGATTAAGACTGGAATGAATACATACGAGGTATTGACAAAGAATAGTGATTTTGAGGTTATAGGAGGAAAGATTTGGATATATACGGCAGGAGTTTATATCATTAAGTACCAATGTGGATTCTCTCAAATACCAGAAGATTTGGCTACTGATATTCTTACTTTAACCGCTTGGTCTTATGAAAATAGGGGTAAGAAGATGAACGCTGATGTAAACAATAGAATGAGTGAGTTCCCATCTTGGGAAGGGTTAAATTATCATCAATATAAAAAAGTTGTGATATAGTGGCAAGTGGCTTTAACTTAAATATAAATGATAGCAGGTTCAGAGAGATGCTCAACGAGTATAAAAAGACTGTGAATGAGGTATCTGCTATGATGGATCAAGAGATTGCTGCCTATGGCGAATTGATGGCTACAAGTGCCAAAAACATGGCTCCAGTTGACACAGGAAGGTTGAGAGCATCAATTAGCTTAAAAAAAGAGCAATTTTTATCTTATGAATTGGTTGCTCAAGCTAATTATGCTGCTTATGTTGAGTTTGGTACTGGCAAATACTTTATATCAAATGGTGAGCCTTGGGATGGTGTGGCATCTAAATTTAAAGGAAAAGGAATAAAACAAGTAAATTTGTTAGCGAGACCATATATGCGGCCAAGTATTTTGGCTTATATGCCAAGTCTTATAAAAGCAATTGAGAACTTAATTAATGAGAAAAAGGTAGTATAATGCTTGATAGTTCTAATCATATTAGAAATATATATGTGAGTGCATTAAATGGATTTATTTCATATAATGGGGTAAATGTGCCTGTATATGGTCAACAACCTTTTACAACTACACCTCAAAACTACATTGTAATATCATCAATAACAGAATCACCAAGAAATACAAATAACTCTTTTGGTAACAATGTTGATGTTACAATTGATATATTTAGTGAACAATACAGAACTTATGATAATTCTATTGTAGATGATATATCAAATAGTGTTTTAAATATTATGATACCTTATTCTCAGGTAGGTAATTTTGGAGATTTAGACTTTGATGTATTTCCATTTCAAAGAACTTCATCAAGTTATTTACCATTAAGAGATGGAGAAAACTTTGTTGCAAGAAAGATATTAGTAATTAGTAATTTAGTAAATCAAAAATAAAATAACATGGGACAGATTCTCGGTTCTACACAGAACGTAGCAATTAGCACAGATGGTGGCACTTCATACAAAACTCTTGTTTGTTTGAGGACATCATCAGTAAACACAACAGTTAACATCACTACTGAGTCAACAAATTGCGGCAGCTTGAGTGCTCCAGGTTTGCCAAGCATGAGCCTTGATTTTGATGCAATTTGTGAAACTGCACCAAGCGGAACACAAATTACTTATTCTGATATGCTTGACTATTGCGTAAATAGAACAATGATACTTGCAAAATTTGAAGATGCTGGTTCTAACTATTTGCATGAATTTGATGGTTATGTTAGTGCTATGACAATTAACCAAGCTACTGATGAATTTATTAATTTCTCTGGTACAATTGTATCAAACGGAGGTCTGACTATACTCTAATTATATGAATTATACTACTATTACTATTAACGATACTAAACTTGGACTAAAATTTGGAATGGCATCTTTCAGATACATTCAAGGAAAGTTCATAGAAGGAAGAGCATTTGAGAACAATGAATTAAATGAAATAGGTGTTGCTCATATCATTTACAGCGGTTATTATAATAATTGCATTGTAAAGGATATGGATTTAGATTTATCATTTGAGTATTTTGTTGATTGGGTTGAATCAAATTTAAAAGATGATGATTCACTAAATCAAATTAAAAATGTTATTAATGTTTGGGCAGAAAGTGATTTTATAAAACAAACTCAAGAAGATGATAAATCAAAAAAAAAGACATCACGTTTGAAGAAATAGAATCATTTGCTTTTGGGGAGTTGAAGTTATTACCTAATGAGTTTTATGCTATTAGTCCAAGGCATTTATCATTAATGATAAAAGGGCATGAGGCTAAAAAAGTAGATTTATACAAGCAGACAAGACTTTTGATGTTTACAATGGTTCGGTTAATGGGTGACCCAAAGACTGCACCTAAAACACCAGAGGCATTGTGGGGGTTGCCTGGTGATGAAAAAAGTGCAAATGTGATGAGTGATGAAGAGATGAGAGAAATCTTTAAAAGATTAGCAAAATGAGTTCAAGTCCATTTGTTTTTGAGATAGGTGCAGATGTAAGCAAATTCACTAAGTCAATTAGTGAAGTTGATAATGAGTTAAAAAATTTACGAAACGTATTAAAAACTCAGACAGGTGCAGCTATTGTTGAAACAAATAAGCAAATTGTAGCACTTGAAAAAAGTTTGGTAAATCTTAAAAGAGTAGGACTTGATGAATTGCCAAAAGGTGCAGCGAATGGGACAAATGCTTTATTTTCACTTAACCAAGTAGCAAGAGATTTACCTTTTGGTTTTATTGCCATTCAGAATAACTTACCATTTGTAATTGATTCATTTACTCAATTGACTAAAGAAAGTGGAGGAGTAAAAAAAGCGTTCTCATCCCTTGGTGCTGCATTGGCAGGCCCAGCAGGTATATCATTTGCATTTGGTGCAGCTATCTCAGCAATAACTGGACTTGTTCAATCTTATGGCTCATTGGGTGCTGCGGTAAATGATATATTTGGGATACAGTTAAAACAAAGAGATTTACAAAATTCATTGAATTTAGCTTATGCTGAATCTAATGGAGAAATAGCTGGGGAGGTTGCAAATCTTAATTCTTTAAGTGGAATACTTACAAATACTAATTCATCATTAGCACAAAGAAATGGAGCTTATGATGAACTTAATAAAAAGTATCCAGGTATTTTATTTGGAATAGATAAAGAAGCAGTAGCAACAGGGAAAGTTAATGATCAAATAGCAAAAAGGATAAAGCTATTTGGTTTACAATTAGAACTTGAAGGTAAAGCTGATTCAATCAGGGAATTAATATCTAAATCAGCAAAAGAACAGCTTGAGTTAGGTGCAAAATTAAAAACAGGTGGATTTTTTGATGTTCTTGGGTTGCAGTTAAAAGGATTTTTCCAAACGGGTGATGCAGGGGTAACTGGTGTATTATCTGCTGTTGGAAATACATTTCAAAAAACAACTGCTGAAACAAAGTTTTTTAATGAAAGTTTAAATAAAGTTAATCAAGAGTTAGTTGTTGTTAACTCTGAAGTTGATAAGTTAGCAAAGGGGCAAAAAGAATCCGAAAAATCTGCAAAGTCTGCTGCATCTGCAAATGAGGCATGGGCAAAAAAATCTGCTGAATCGTTTTATAAATATAATGGCCAAGCATTAGGAGAGCAAGAAGCTTTTTCAAGGTTCGTAATTGGCTCAACTAATTTGCAAGTTAAGTCAATTGAAAAGCTAATTGAGGCAAAAAAGAAAAATAGAAAAGAAGATAAATCATTAGCGACTGCCATTGCTCCTACAACTTTAACAGCACCAACTGGATTTGGAGTAACAAAAGAGGCATTTGATCAAGGTGTTGCAGGAATTGATTATAATGCACTTGTTAGTAAATTTGAAAATGTTAAAAAGCAACTTGAAAACGTGTTTTTTAATCCATTAACTGATTTGTTCTCAAATTTTTTAACTACAGGGAAGTTTGCTTTTGCTGATTTTGGTAAGGCTATTATAAAAACAATATCTGAAATAGTTGCTAAAATTATAGCTACTGGTATAATTAAGCTTATTGCAAATATATTAGTTCCTGGTGGTGGTGCTGCTGTAGGTGCTGCAACTGGTGGTAGTGGATTATTTAAATCAATTGGTAGTGCATTAGGTTTAGGTGGTGTGGCTAATCCATCATTTGGGGGGGTATCTCCAGGGTCAATGGGTATGAGTGGTCAAGTTAATGTAGTCCTAAGAGGGTCAGACCTTGTAGGTGCTTTGAATAGAACTAACGCAACAATTAATAGAGTTGGCTAAAGCAGAAAAATATCGTTATAGTTTCAAATCTCACGAAGGTCAAACCTGCGTGGTTAGATTTGAATTTGAAGGATTCACAGGATTATCAACAACGCTTGTAGGTTCTGCAAGGCCATTTGTGTTAAAGGAGTTTAATACTGATGATAATATATATAAGCCTATAAGACCTCAAATGGCAGAGATGTCATTTATTGCTTCTGATAGTGGAGTATCAATTGATGATTTCTTGATGAATAATGATGATGATGTTATTGTTTATTTTGATTTTGGATCTTGGACTAACTATTGGATTGGTTATATGCTTCAAGATGATTTCCAAGAGACTTGGATTGATACAAGCCATATTATCACATTAAGAGCAACTGAAGGACTTGGTCAATTGAAGGAGATACAATTAAATGATGGTGGAACTGAATTGAGTGGTAGATATACACCTCTTGAAATAATTCAGTTTGCAATGGCTCAATCTGTTAAAGATTTTTCTGATTACAGAGTATTTAGCAATTTGTTTCATTCATCAATGACTGACACATCAACAAATACTGGTCTTGACCAATGTTATATTGATGCAAAGACATTTATGATAAATCCATCTGAGTATGATAATTCATATGATGCTATAGAAAAAGTAAATAAGTCTTGGAATCAAGCTATTTATATGTACTATGGCAAGTGGGTTATTTTTAGAATGGAGGAATTGTACATTCCATTTACAAGTAATTTAAGAGGTTTTAGAAATGTAGGAGGCACAAAAACTGCGATTAATACAAGATATGATGCAATAGTTGGTGTTAATGAAACAATCAAGCCTATTAGTCCAGAAATGCTTCGTTTTATACAAAGAAGGACAAAATCGGATACTATTCAATTTAATTATGACCAATTTGATGAAGTTATATGTAATGGCTCTTTCTCAAGGGGTGATTTAGTTTCATCTACATCAACATTAAAAACATATGAACTTGACCAATGGAATTGGTATGAGGGTGCAATAAATTCATCAACTGTTCCAACAACTGGTAGTTTTGGTAGGAAAGAAACATATTTAGTAGGTGGTAAGCTTGATGATCAATATGCTTATTTAACACAAGATTCAAGTACCACAAGATTTTTAAAATCTTGTGGTATTGAGATGTTACAAAATGAAAGAATAGATATTTCTGTTGAAACTAAATATAAAATTAATTTTACAGGCCCAGGTAGCATTAATACATTAGTTGTAATGCTATATGGGATAACAAATAATTATACTCTTGATGATGATGGTAAATGGTATCAAAGTAATGCCACTTGGACTACTAATCTTAAAACTATAAATATATATTATAACGGAAGTGATTCAATTATTCCTAACGTTTATAATACTCTTCAAGTCACATCAGAAGAATTGCCAGAAGATGGTACTATATATATTCTTTTGTATAATCCAAACTCTCCATTTACAGTAGGTCAAGAAAGGCAATTTAAGTCTCTTGATGTTAAATTATATACAACATTCAATGGGATAGGTGTTGAGACAATCAATGCAATTCAATCAATATTCACTAAAGATGATACATTAAGGCAAAAGTTCTACGATGAAATTGCATTTGATGATGGATTGAGTAAGCTTTATAAAGGTAGTTTGTATGAAATAGACCAACAAACGCTTACAACTGCTGACTGGCATAGATATAGATATGCAAGTGAATCAGAAGGTTTTAGAAAGCAAAATGATATAACATATTGGTCTCATAATAGATATAATAGAAATAAAATTGATGCTAATTTCTATGGACTTACTTGGAACAATGGAACGCAACCAATTGGATTAATAAATACTATCCATTTTGTAGATGATGATCCAAATAAAGTATATGCTATTGCCAATTTGAATGAAATTGATTTCAGTTCTTCTACTTGGTCAGCTACTCTTGTAGAGGTTTATGATATGATTCAAGATAATTCTTTTGGTGTTGAGTCAGATTATGCAGGAACTTATACTACTCAATCTTTGCTCCCACAGACATTAATTCAAGGGTCAGAGTTTTCTATTCAATCAACAACAAGATTAAGATATGATGGTACATCAACTATAACTGTTGATATAACTTGGGATATGATTGGTGAGGTTACTGCTATATCTTCACCAATTACGCTTAATATGACATTAAACAAGAATGGAAGTATTATATCAGATTACAATGTATATGTAAGTTCTAATCCACAAGATGTTAATTTTAGTGTTACTGTCACAGGTGTGACATTGTCAACAAATGACTATCTTGAAATACAGATTCCAGAGGAAGATATTGATACATTTACACTAACTAAGGGAAAGATTGTTTTTGGATATAATTCAACCAATCCACCAACTTACGATCCATACGAAGATAAACTTATATATAAATAATGGCAGACGTATTAAAAGCAGAGGGTTTAGTTTTGGCTGTTACATATAGCAACGGAGATGTTTTTCCTTTTGCTTGTGCCAAAAACTCATCAATAAATGTAAGCAGAGATTTTATTGAACTTGCTCCTAAATCAAATGGATATTTTAGAGAATATCTAATTGGCAGGACTGGTTTTACAATAAGCGGTAGTGGGTTGGTAAAACTTGCTCAAAGTTATATGCAACCATTTTATTTCTTTGATGAGTTCATGCTCAATATTGATACAACATTTAAAGCTTATCTTGACTTTATTGACAATCAAAACAACTACAAAGTATATAAATTTGATTGTATAATGCAAGATTTAACCATTGATTCTACGATTGAGGCATTCCCTACTTATAATTATACTTTACAAGGTACAGGCCCAATTGAGTTAATTAATATAGTTGATCAAGAGGTTGTGGCAAGTGGCACAATTGATGGAAGAGACCCAGCACTATATAAATTGACAGCAGTTGGATATAATGGCCAATGGTATTTTAATTATGTAGTAACTGAGCCATCAGTAGGGGTCTATGAGATAGACCTTGGGATTGATTTGGATGGTGTAACTGTAACGGCATCATATTTAGCATTATAACATAAATAATCTTAAATTTACATTATGATAGGAGAACATAATTTAAGGGCAATTAAGAGAGGTGATACTTGGGTATTGCCACTATCATTTTGGGAAGATGAGTGTCAGGAAGTGCCTATTGATGTAAGTACATATACTTTTAAACTTATGGCAAAGAATAGTTCTGGAACTACGATTTTTACATGGAATGATGCCATTTTTGTAGAGGGTGAAACGAATGAAAGAACAGTTACTTTGAGTGCTGTCACTACTGCCACTTATGCTCTTGGTGAGTTTAATTATGAACTCCAAGTCACTACTGATTCAGGTGTATTTACATGGATGCAAGGCTTTGTTCAAGTTGTTGACCAAATAACAAGTTAAAAATGGTAATCAAGATTAATTATACAAGTAGTGATGTGTATGTCAGCACATCAGTATCACCAGTCTATGTAGTGGTCAATTATAGTGGCACAACAAGTGGTGGTGGAGGTGTTTGGGGTTCTATCACAGGCACTCTAAGCGACCAGACTGATTTGCAAGATGCTCTTGATGATAAAGTTCCTTATAGTGGTGCAACGGGTGATGTGAACCTTGGTGAGTATGGATTATCAGCAGGTCAGTTAACTCTTGACACAACTCCAACGGGAACGGCTGCGGTAGGTACTACAAGATGGAACGATACAATAGGAAGCAGCGAGACTACCCTAAAAGGTGGTAGCGTTATTTTGAAAAATGGTGTTGATTTGGTGGCAAGGGTGGTAAATAAGGTTTCACCTAATACCACACTAACCAAAGCAGCATATCAAGCGGTAAAGGTAAGTGGTGCTCAGGGTCAGAGACTTGCCATTGCACTTGCTCAAGCGAACAATGATGCAAATAGTGCAGACACTATTGGATTGGTTACGGAAACAATTGCAACCAATCAGGAAGGTTTTATCATGACTGTTGGTAACCTTGAGGGTATCAACACAACGGGAAGTCTACAAGGCGAAACGTGGGCAGATGGCGATGTGCTTTATCTTTCACCTACAACTGCAGGAAGGCTGACAAACATCAAGCCTACGGGGGCAACGGGGCATATTGTGGTCATTGGTTACGTTGAGTATGCTCACTCTAACAATGGGAAAATATATGTAAAGACAATGAACGGTTGGGAGCTTGATGAGCTACATAACGTGAGCATTGATACTCCACTTAACAACCAAGTCCTTACCTACGAATCATCTACATCACTTTGGAAGAATAAAACTCCTACAAGTGTAGGCACTACGATATATAGTGGAGATGGGACATTGGCAGGGGATAGGATAGTGACATCTAATGGGAATAGTTTAACGATTTTAGGTGGTAAGGAGGCTACAGTAGGAGAGCAAACTGCATTAATATTACAAACATCAGCAACCAATAAAGGATTGGTTGAATTACAACTAAATAATACATTTACTACAACTGGCAAAAATTGGAGAATACGTTCTTTAAGTGATGGTGCTTTAGATTTTGCTGTAAGTTCAATAAGGGCATTATATTTTTCGTCTACTGGTAAAGCCGTTTTTAATGGTAATACTTCTATCTCTAATACAACTTTAACTGTAAATGGTGATGCTGCAATAGCAAATGGATTACAAATTCAGGGTGGAGTTGGAAGTCCGGCTGGTGCTGGGATAGAACTTGAATACTCAGGCGGAACTTCATATTTTACAAGTTTTAACAGAAGTGGAAGTTGGTTGCCAATAATTATTAGAGGTTCACAAATTGATTTATTTACTGCTGGTTCTGTTCGTGCAAGACTCACCTCCGCAGGTCGCTTATTGTTGGGGACTACTACTGAGAGTACTTATATTTTTGATGCGGTTGGGAGTGTGAGAATTAATGGGCAAATATCAATTGATACTGCAAGAGCATCCTATTCTACAAGTCCATCAGGCTCAAATGATTTTCCAACAATAGAAATTGGAAGCACAAGTGCAATTGGAGGTAGAAATCAGTATGGAGCATTAAAACTTTCAAGGTCTGCTGGACCATCATCAAGTGTTCAAATAAATCCATATAGTGCAAATAATTTATATATTGGTGGTGTATCTGATGTTCTTGCAGGTTCAGTAGGTTTAAGAATTGGAGGAGATGCAAGTTTAGGATATACATCAAAATTTCAAGTAAAAGGCGACCAGACCTCTGGTGCAGACCATTTTGTTTTTTGGGCTGGCAATGTTGGTAGATTATTATTGATAAGTGCAGCAACAAATGGCAAAGTGTGGAATCTAACATCAGATAATACTGGTGATTTTATTTTAGGACAAACCACATCAGTAACAAATTCATTTAGAATATTTGGAGCAACAAATAATATTGGAATAAATACTGGAACAGACGCAGGCTACAAACTCGATGTCAACGGCACTGCGAGGGTGAGTGGGGATGCTACAATAGCTGGAACAATATATGCGACATCAAGTTCATCTAATGGGGTATTACAATTAAATCAAACTGCGGTTGGATTTGCTGCTCAAGTAATAAATAGAGTTAATACTACAAACACAAGTGCACAAATTGCGTTTCAAGATTTAAAAACTGGAGCAGGAAGTAGGTCATTTGCTATTGGTATAGGTAGGTCAGGAGACCCTCAATGGACTAACGGAGATTTTATTTTTTCTTATTATAATGGAAGTGGAGGATGGCAACAATCTGCTAAAATATTTAATGCAAGTGGAAACTGGGCAATAGAAAATGGAAATGCAACAAGTGACATAACATCTGCTTTGTTTCAAGTTAATTCAACCACCAAAGGCTTCCTACCTCCTCGGGGTACGAATACACAGATGCTTGCCATTGCAAGTCCCGTGGCAGGTCTAATGTTCTATGATACAACAAACAATAAATTAAATTGCTACGATGGAACAACTTGGCAGGCTTGTTGGTAATTAATAACTTAACTTTTAAAACAAAATAAAAATGGCAAAGCAAATCTCACCCGTCAATGTATGGGTAAACGGAACAAGCAAATCAGCACAATATCTTCAAGTGACTGGTATTAATGACAACTACGAAAGTTCAGCAACCAACTATTGGCAGATGTTTACTATGAACGTAGATGCTGAAGGGGTTGAATCAGTAGGAGAAGCGGTGGCTCAAGGTAATCTCACCATCAGCGGACAAGACTACATAAACTGGGGAGATCAGCCAGCAATGGACATCAACACTTGGATTTATGATTGGGTTGCAACTCAACTTAATTTGACAATCATCTAATGAGAATTAATAGATCAACTATATCAAACCAAAGTGAATCAGTACCTACTACTCGTACTTTAACGATTGGTGGGGTGTCGTATGACTTATCAGCTGATAGGACTTGGACTGTTGGAGGTAGTGGTACTGTCACCTCAGTTGATATGTCAGTTCCAACTGGCTTTGCTATCGGTGGTAACCCAATCACCACAAGTGGTACACTTGCTATATCCTTTGCGAGTGGATATGCTTTGCCTACCACAATAAAGCAATCCAATTGGGATGATGCTTACACTTTTGTAACTGCCTTCCCTTCTCAGACTGGTAATAGTGGCAAGTACCTAACAACTAACGGAAGCACTCTTTCTTGGGCAACTGTTAGCGGTGGTGGTGGCACTCCTGCTGGAACAAGTGGAGAAGTGCAGTATAACAACGGGGGTGCATTCGGTGGTGCTGCTAATGTTGAGATAGATGGCGGAGATTTGACTTTAATTGATGCAGGATTTCCTACATCACCTTCAGCAGGTAGGACAAAGATTTTCACCGATTCAATGGCTACCCGTAGGCTTGTCGGTTCAATAGACAGCAATGGTTTGCACTTTGATTTCCAACCTGCACTCTTTAACTCTACCACTTATTTGTGGTTAGCTGGTACGGGTACAACTCTTGCAATTAACTGGGGAACATCTTTTACTGCCAGGAACAATGGTACAAACGCAGCACAAGCTACTCCAACCAAAACTTCATCCTCTGCTATTACCTCAATGAATAGGGCAACCTTCTCAACGGGTACAACTGCAACGGGTGCAAGTGGTGTGCAATCATCTCAGTCTAATGCTTGGTTAGGTAATGCATCTAACCTCGGAGGGTTCTTTTTCTTTGCAAGGTTTGCTCTTGAGGCTTTCTCAGGTACTTATAGATTCTTTGTAGGGGTATCAGAGAATAATGCAACGATGAACACAGACAGTTCCACATGGAACAATACTTTAGGATTTGGCAAAGATGCAGCAGATAGTACACTTCAGTTGATAATGAGAAACAATGGAACAGTAAGCACTAAGGTAAATACTTCCATATCTCCATCAACTACTGATATATATGATATGTACATATTTGCTAAACCTAATGCAACTGAGGTAAATTTTGAGATAAGAAATGCAGTTACAAATGCATTGCTTTATTCATCTACACAAACCACTAACCTACCATCATCTACTGTGTTTATGTATATGCAAGCACAGATTCAGTCAACTGTTGGAACTACTGCAAAATTACTTGCTCTAAATCGTATGTACCTTGAATCTAATCTTTAAGATATGGCATTGACATATAAATATGTAATAAGGCAATCAGCAAATATGCTATACTACACAGAGAATCATGATGTAGATATGTCTGATAGGTGGTCACCTAATTTCGGTGATGCTCACCTATACGATAGCAAGGCACTTGCCGAGGCTGAGATAGAGGTAGATAATCATGGTGCAGTTTATTTTCAAGTACAAGAAATCACAATAAAATCGTAATTTTAATTCAAATTTTATACTATGACACTTATTGAACTCAAAGCACAAGCTTACGACATCCTTGCACAGATTGAGTACTTGCAAAAGCAACTACAAGAAGTTAATCAGAAAATAGGCGAAGAAATTCAAAAAGAAAATGGAGAAAAAAATTAGTGCATTACCGATTTCATTTGAGCAGTTCAGCAAAGATCCTGTTAAAGGCTTTCTGTTCATTACATTGATTGCAATTGGCTATTTATACATAGACCAAAAGTTGATGTACACCGAGCAAATTGAGAGGCAAGGTAGTAAGATAGAGAAGCTTGAAGCAAAGATAGATGCTCTTGGTATTCAACTGAAGCGTTCAGATTCGTTGCTCTCCGCTACAACATCTAAAATCTTAGTCCTTCAAGAACTTGGGAAAATAAAATGAAAAGGTTAATTGTACTACTTCTTATTTCATCTTGTGGCAACCCTGTCAGGGAGGAGCAAATCCTTCTTGATGGGGTTGATAGTATCTTGATGCAATCAAGAAAGCAGTCTGATACCATTGTAAAGATTCTACCTAAGATTGACAAGCAGATAGAAAAAGCAGAGAGCCAGGTGCTTATCAATGTACAAAATATTAAAGTACAAAACGCAAGACTAAAAGAGGATGCAAAAATAGTCAAGACTATCACCATTCGTGATACTATCATCATTAAAGAAAAGACTAATTTTTGGGGTAGGAAAAGAGTTTCTACTGATTCAATATCAACAATAGATTCAACTGAAAATTTATGAAGCAGTTCTTTTGTGAAGAAAACGGCAGACTATCAATGAAAAGATTATGCGGTTTTATCTGCGTTATAGTTATTTGCGTAACAATGTACCACAATTCTTTCTACGAAACTGAACCATCAGAGGCATTGGTCTATTCTGTATCTGCACTTGCGTTTGGTTGCCTTGGTCTTACCTCTGCTGAGAAAATATTCAAAAAAGATGAGAACAAAGATTAGTTTTTTACTATTACTACTTATTGGCTGCAACCCTGTTAAACAAGTTTTGCGAGATCAAGAGAAGCTTGAAGAAGTCGCAAAGGTTGTGGTGGCTGGTGGATTTTGTGCTAACGATACCACATTTATCACAACATCAGACACACTTGTTGAGATAGACACATTGGTACGCATTGATACGCTTACTGATACCTATGTGCTAAATGATACCACATACATTACCAAATGGAAAACAAGGGATATCATTAAGTCTACAACTATACACGATACCTTGAAGTCATTCATTGTTGATAATGCTCGTGTGAGGTTATTACAAGCTGACAGCACAAGATTAACAAACTTAGCAAATGAATATAAGTCTAAAGCAGATAGTCGCTTAAATTTGCTTATTTCACTTTTGGTACTTATTGCCCTTTTCATATATTTAAAACTTAGGAAATGAAGCTCAGCGAACACCTTGACCTTTCGGAAGTAACAAGAAGCGAATCAGCAAAAAGAAATGGCATCTCTAATATGCCTACTGAGACCCACATTGCTAATTTTAAACTTCTTGCTGAGAAGATATTTGAACCAATACGCAATCATTTTAGATGCCCTATTATGATTTCATCTGGTTACAGAAGCAAGGAGTTGAACTCAGCCATTGGTGGGTCAGCCACTTCACAGCATTGCTCTGGTGAAGCGATTGATATTGATATGGATGGTACACCTCATGGGGTTACAAATAGGATGGTGTTTGATTACATCAAGGATAATTTGGTTTTTGATCAGCTTATCTATGAGTTTGGGGATGCTAACAACCCAGACTGGGTACACGTTTCATACGAATCATCAGGAACACAACGCAAGCAAATATTAAGGGCAACCAGGGTATCTGGTAAAACAATGTACAGTAAGTATTAACATATTATTATAAAATATATGTAAGTAAATTGTATTTTGTATTAAAATGCTATGTATCTTTGACTTCACATCAAAAATACATAACATGAAAGAAATTAGAGATTTACGAAAAAAGAAAGGTTTAACCCAAGAGAGGCTTGCAAGTCTTAGTGGTGTTACCACGGTTACAGTCAATCGTGCAGAGAAGAGTGGCAAGATACGTCAGTCCACTTACATCAAATTACTTAACACTCTAAACCAATTGGAAGATGCTATATCTATGCCTGTTCATTCTGGGTTGTAGTTTGGTGATTGCTTTGATTGGTGCGTATTTGATTAGCGGAGATAAACACAAAATAAAAAAAGAAAGATTGTCACTTTACAATATTCCATCAGCATTTTGGGATGAGTACAATAGCATTAGTTTGGATATTTACTATATGACTAATGCAAATGCAGAGGCAATCAGATACAAGATTGAGGATTTTGAGTATAAGTACAGCCAAATTGTTGAGCAATGGATTTACAACGATAAAATGGCTGAGATACTGAGAAACTACAAAATGAAGCAAGAGTTTATAAACAATAAAAACAAGTAAAAATGGGACTAACAAATCAAAGTCAAGGCGGTTCAAAAGTGTTTTTGTCAATCAGCAACGGTAAGCTTGTAAGAAGCTACAAAGAGAAAGTTGAAGGGTCAGTATCAAGGGTCAACAAAGCAGGTCGTGAAGTTCACGAGATGTTCTACGATTCACTTGAAGGCATCATCAAAAGTGTTGACACCAAAGATGGTGACTATGGTAAGTTCTTAGTGGTAAATGTTGAGAGCAATGGTGTGAACTACCAGCTTGAAATGAACTACTCAAGTGGCTACTCAGCATCTTTTCTCAAAACTCTTCCAAATGTAACGCTTGAGTCAAGGGTGACGATCACTCCAAAGCTGACCATTGAAGGAGATAAGAAAAAAAGTGTTATCTTCCTAAACCAAGGCGGAGGATTGAAGTGGTTCTTTACCAAGGACAACCCTAATGGTATGCCTGACCTAACTAAAGTTAAGATCAAAGGCAAAGAGACTTGGGATGATAGTGATAGGATGGAGTTCCTTGAGAAATATGCCAAATCACTTTTTAGTGGTAGCAAGGCTCAACCAATAGAAGAAGAGGAACTTCCTTTTTAAACAATAGACAAGGTTGGTGTAATCGGGAATGAATACCGACTTGGGTAACATCCGCAACAATGCGGAGATATGGGTTCAAATCCCATACCTTGTCCTCACTTTTTAAACAAATACTATGCAAAATTTCAACATTGACATCAACAAAGGCCGAATTGAGTTTGTAGACAATCGGTTCTATGCCACAGAGAATGGGAACTACGTTCCATCAGTAACCACTATTTTAGATGCATACCCAAAGGATGCAGCGTTTTTCAAATGGTTAAAAGATGTTGGCTCTGATGCTGATACCATTCGTGATGAGGCAGGAAGAAGAGGGTCGCTTGTCCATGAACTGACAGAGCAGTATGACCAACACCAAGATGTGACATTTGTCAACCAAAATGGTAAGCCTAAGTATAAAATGCTTGAGTGGGCAATGTTTGAGAGGTATGTTGACTTCTGCAATACGCAAAACCCAAGAATGAGAATGATGGAGATGCACTTCTCATCCGATATGCTTGGCTTTGCAGGCACAGTTGACAGAGTGCTTGAGATAAATGGCAAAGAGTACCTGGTAGACATCAAGACCTCCAACAATATGCACAACTCATATTGGCTACAATTGGCAGCCTATAACCAACTCTTGAAGGAATATGATTACCAAGTTGAGGGAGTGGCTATATTATGGCTTAATGCCAAGACAAGGACTTCTGGCAAAGGTGGAGCAATACAAGGCATTGGGTGGCAATTGCTTACCAAGACTTTAGAAGAAAGCGAGCAAGATTGGAAGACATTCCAAACAACATTTGACCTTTGGAAGTCAATCAATGAGGACATCAAACCAAAGAGAACATCTTATCAATTAACACATAAGAAAAATGAAGGATAGAATAGTAGAGCAAGTGGTGAATAAGTTCAACGAAAGGTCGCAAAGGGGCATTGAGAAATACGGATCAACCCTTGAAAGAAATGACCTTGATGTTGTAGATTGGATGAACCACCTTCAAGAAGAGTTAATGGATGCAATTCTCTATTTAGAACGTATGAAAAAAGACATCAATGGGTAGTAGTGTTGTTAGCTTTATCCATCACCTAAAGCTTGCTGATGAATATGCAAAGGATTTTGTTCGGTCAGCACCAGGCACTCGTGGAGCAGTTATATTTGACAATTACTCTAAAAGGATTGCTTGGATATTCAGAGATGTTGTGACTTATCCTCACTTTGGAGATGAGGTGAGAGAAGGGATGAGAAAGGAGATTGCAAGTGATGCATTTTCCTATGATTCATTGACTGAGAAAATGGCATTAATGAATCCAGAACAAAGAGAGATGCTTGAAGCATTGCTTGATGATATATTAACAGGAAAAACAATTGAAGTAAATATTACACAATGACACCATACGAACTTTGGCAACTTGAGAAATATGGCAACATTATCAAAGAAGATGAAACGCAACATGATGTTGAACCCGATTTGGATTAAATGCAGATTATGCAAGACACTTTATACAATAACAATTAAAATTCAAACAAAATGTCCCAAATGCAATTGCCTAAATGGGGTGACTTAAACACCTACGAAAGACACAAACTCCTTGGAGAGTTAATTGATGCCATGATCTACTCTGGCGAAGCCGTACAGCACCTACAAGTAACAGTTGAAAGGTTTAGATTGATGGGTTACGTTAGAAGCGTAATATTGCCTCAAAATGAGCCTGATGAGGTTTGTCCTAACTGCGATGGCAAAGGATGCAACGAGTGCGTAATCATTTTAAATAATGAACTGTGAGACTAAGAGACTACCAAGAGGAAATAAGCGACAAGGCGGTCAAGCTATTGCAAACGTATAAGATTGCATATTTAGCTATGCAAGTAAGAACAGGCAAGACACTAACTGCCATTGCTACTGCCCATAAGTTTGGTGCAACAAAGATTCTGTTCATCACCAAGAAGAAAGCCATTAGCGACATTATCAACCAGAAGGATAAATATGCATCATCGTTGCAAATATATGTCACCAACTATGAGCAACTTGGCAAAATCGTTGATGACAATAGATTTGACATTGTGATAATTGATGAGGCCCATTCTCTTGGTGCTTTCCCAGTAGCAAGTAAAAGAACAGTTGAAATGATGAAGATATGCGTTGGGAAGCCTATCATTTATTTGAGTGGTACTCCAAACCCCGAATCGTATTCTCAACTCTATCATCAGTTCTGGGTCAGTTCTTACTCACCATTTGACCACCACAAGACTTTTTACAAGTGGGCAAATGAGTTTGTGAGCATAAAAAAAATGATGATAAATGGTCAATCGTTTAATGACTACAAGAAAGCTGATGAGAAGATGGTGATGGAGTGTTGTAAGCATCTCTTCATAACTTACACCCAAGAGGAAGCAGGATTTGAGTCATTTGTACAAGAAACTGTACATCATGTGGAGATGCAAGAAAGCACTTATAAGTTTGCTGAAAGGCTTCGCATTGACAAGATAATGACCAATAAAGATGGTGAGGTAGTGCTTGCTGATACTGCGGTGAAGCTGATGCAGAAGCTACACCAAATCTTTAGCGGATCAGTCATCGTGGATGAGCCGACCAGGATTGGTAAGGTATTTGACTACACCAAGGCAAAGTACATCAAGGAGAAGTTTGCGGGGCATAAGATAGCAATATACTATAAGTTTATAGCTGAAGAGATGGCGATTCGGTATGTTTTTGGCTCAGAAAACTTGACAACTGACCCGGTGGCATTTAATGAGTCAACCAATTTGATATTCATCTCTCAAATCCAATCCGGTCGGGAAGGGGTGAACATATCATCTGCTGATGCTTTAGTGTTCTATAACATTGACTTTTCCGCGGTTTCCTACTTCCAATCTCGTGCAAGAATCCAAACGAAAGATAGGGTAAAAGATGCCAATATTCATTGGATATTTAGTAAAGGAGGGATTGAGGACAAGATATATAAGGATGTGATGGACAAGACTGACTATACCATTAACGTATTTAAAAAAGATTATATATGAAGCTTTTTATATATATTTTAACAGTTTTATATTTCCTTATTGTATCAATTCCCGTTTTTATCATTATTTTTATCCTCACACATTTATTTTATACACTTAAAAAATTAACAAAATGGCACAACAAACAGCAGTAGAATGGCTATTTAGAAAAATTTATTTTGAAGGATTAGATGATGAATTTGTAAAAGAAGCCAAAGCAATAGAGAAGCAGCAGATAATAGATGCTTTTTATGATAGTGAGTTGCACAATACTGGTAACGAAAATGATGGAGAAATATATTACAACTATACTTATGAAAACAACAAATAGCATAACCGAATACATTAAGGGCAACCAATTGCGTAAAAATGCCAAGTGGAAAATTGCTGATGGTGAGTGGTTGTTTGAGATGCAGAACGGCATCTGGGGGTCGCAGAACCTATTTGATGAGTTCTATCCCATATACGAATACAAAAAGTTTAATGATAAGGGAGTTAATCCGGATAAAACTAAGATAAGATGACTCATGGATCACTATTTTCAGGCATTGGTGGATTTGATTTAGCAGCAGAATGGATGGGATGGGAGAATAAATTTCATTGTGAATGGAATGAATTTGGTCAAAAAGTCCTACACCACTACTGGCCTGATGCTGAACAATTTACTGACATTAAAAAATCTAACTTTACCAAATATGCAAACAGAATTGATATTCTCACAGGAGGATTCCCTTGTCAACCATACTCATCAGCAGGAAAGCGACTTGGAAAGGAAGATGACCGCCACCTCTGGCCGGAAATGCTTAGAGCAATTCGAGAAATTCAACCGCGTTGGGTTGTGGGCGAAAACGTTCGCGGACTTACTAATTGGAATGGAGGGGTGGTATTCGATGAAGTGCAAGCTGACCTGGAAGATGAAGGCTACGAAATTACACCGTTTCTACTTCCAGCTTGTGCCGTCAACGCCCCACACCGTAGGGACAGAATCTGGTTTGTTGCCCACTCCACTCGCTTCAGCAATGGAACAAACCAACTTCGAGGTTTACGATGCGAGAATGGAGAGATTGAAGGAGAAAGGTCACAAACCATTTACGATGCCACTCGACCAAATGGCATTGAGGGGGTTACTACCAACACCAACACCAACAGCAATGGACTCCACAAATGCAACAGCAACAATGAAGTCAACTCAAGTGAAGGAGGGGTCAATGCACTCAGTAACATTAACGAGAGCAATGGCAATGGGGATGTTGCCGACACCGATAGCAGGGGATTGGAAGGGTCAAAGGAGGTCAGACGGGACAGCATCAATGCTGAGTGGCAAAGCAAGTTTGGGCATGCTACCAACACCAAGGACATCAGACGAGAGGATGCATTGGAAAACGGAGAATTGGAAAGGAGACGATTTGGGCAGTCATATCAACGAAATGCTTGGGACTCGTTCCCATCTGTCTCCCCAATTTGTAATGGAGATGATGGGATTCCCGACCGATTGGACTCTATTACCTTTTCTAAATGGAGAAACGAGTCAATCAAAGCAGGAGGAAATGCAATAGTTCCGCAAGTAGTTCTACAAATTTTTAAAGCAATAGAACAATATGAAAGAATCTCAGCTTCAGACAAAAGTAGTTAAGAAACTTAAAGAGCATGGGTGGTTTGTAACAAAGCTTATATCCACCTCAACACCTGGCATCTGCGACCTTATGGCGATTAGAAAAGGAGTGGTCATCATGTTGGAGATTAAGACTGACAAAGGGGTGGTGTCGGAGTTGCAGAAGTACATGATTGAGAAGCTGAACAAGATGGGGGTATTTGCGAGGGTGGTTAACTGCATTGAAGATATTGACATACATTGTTATAAAGAATACTAAAATCAAACACTATGTACACTTTTAAAGGAAAAATCAACAGAGTACTTAACAACGGCATCATCAACATTACTTTTGACCTTGGGTTTGGTATGACCCATACAAGCAATTGCTTGTTGCACAATGTTGCCATTTTGGGTGATCACGAAGAGAAGGCTGGTAGGATGCTTAGAGAGTTGATGCCAATCAACAGTCTTGTTTATGTTAACTCAGTGAAACTTGACCAACATGGTAGACCAATTGTCAAGATATTTACGTTTTTTGATGATGGGAATTTGGACAAGATCAGCGTGAATGATTACTTAATTATGGAAAATTTATCTTGGTGATGAACTACTTACAACTCGGCATCAATACTATTGCTGTAAACGAAAATAAGCAGGCTATTTTCCCTTGGAAGGTCTACCAAGAGCAAATGGTTACGGAAGAGGAATTAAGCCGTCAAATGGCAGATAATAGGGCAAAAGGAGTGGCTATCATTTGTGGGTCAGTTAGTGGAAACCTTGAGGTGATTGACATTGATACGAAGTATGAGACCTATGACCTATGGATGGCTATCAAAGAGGCTATTCCTTCTGAACTTTACTCAAAGTTACACATTGTAAAAACCCGTTCAAATGGCAAACACCTCATCTATAAATGCGAGGCGATTGAAGGCAATCAAAAGCTTGCACAGCGACTACCGACATTGGAAGAGGCAAAGGCTAACCCTTCCATCAAATCTTATTGCATTATTGAGACAAGGGGAGAAGGTGGATATGTTGTTGCACCGCCTACATCGGGCTACACAATTGAACAAGAAGGTATTCATGTCATCACGCATGATGAACGCGAGGCTCTGTTTGAAATCATGCGTTCTTTCAATGAAATATTTGAAGAGCAAGTAATTGAAGCACACCAAAGGCCATCAACCAAAGATTATGGGGTTAGTCCATTTGATGATTATAATCGTAGAGGGGATATTGTTGACCTGATGGAGAGGAATGGGTGGAAGGTTGTGAAAAGCAACTCGGAAAGGATTTATTTTTTAAGGCCAGGGTCGGGGGCAGAACATAGTGGATCATGGAACATTGCAATGGGACTTTTTAGCGTTTTTTCGGTGAATACCCCATTTTTAGTTCAGAAAGGCTACAAGCTTAGTGCTGTTTTCTCAATAATGGAGTGTGGTGGTGATTTTAAGCTTGCTGCAAGAAAGTTGCTTGAAATGGGGTTTGGAGAAAAAAAAACATCCTTCGGTAATGAAATAGAGAGGCAGATATTCAAGAAGCGGAATGATGGGGCATCAAAGGATGACCTGGTTACGATACTCGTAAAAAAGCACAACAAGTCGCTTGATGAAGCCAAGGCAATGATTGATGAACTGGATGCAAGGTGGGGAGAAGAGATTTGCACGTTTTGGGATGTTGATGATAAAGGGGTAGCATCAATAAATAGGTATAAGCTACAAGTGTTCCTGACCACAAGTGGGGGTTTTCGCTTGTATTTTTATGATGCAGGGTCAACCATTTATAGGTTGGTTAGGGTTAGAGATGGGTTTGTGGAGGAGGCGAGTACTGAGCAAATAAAAAGGTTCATAAAGGACTACATTGATAAGCTACCTGACTCGTTTGATGGAGGGGTGACACCGCAGGATTTGCTTGAGTTGGTTTACAAAGGTGCAACTGTGCTGTTTAGTGATGCGTACTTTGAGTTTTTTGATAGGGCAAACTTGGAATTTTTGAAGGATACCAAAGATGAAGCTTACTTTCCTTTTAAGAATGGCGTGGTAACTGTTTCCAAAAAGGAAATAGTTCTAAGGTCTTATGGCGAACTGGGGAAAGTTGTTTGGAAAACGCAAGTTATTGACCATTTTATCATCATTGAGGATGATATTGAACTTGAGAAAATAGAATATTTCAGGTTTATTGAGAGGATTAGTGACAATGATCAAGAGAGGTACATCTATGCTCTGGGGTTGATTGGATACCTTCTTCACAATTATAAAGACCCATCTCGCCCATTTTCGGTGATTCTTGCCGAGGAAACTGATAATGAAGCGAAGGGTGGTGGAACTGGTAAAGGGATATTTGTGAAGGCTCTTGGGTATTTACTCAACATAGTTCGGGTGGATGGTAAGAACTTCAAATTTGATAAGTCTTTTGCCTTTCAAAGGGTTGACCTGGATACAAGGATACTGGCAATTGAGGATACTCGTAGGAACGTGGATTTTGAGGGGTTTTATAGTATAATAACTGAGGGCATCACCGTAGAGAAGAAGAACAAAGATGAACTTTTTATACCTTATAAGGATTCACCAAAGGTTATGTTTACCACCAATTACACCATACCTAACTCGGGGAACCATGCGAAAAGGAGGCAAAAGGTGTTGGAATTTAGCGGATATTTTGGGCCGACCAGGACACCAGAGGATGAATTTGGACATAAATTGTTTGATGATTGGGACAAGGATGAGTGGAATCGGTTCTTTAATTTGATGTTTGAAGCGGTGCAGGGTTACCTTGGTTTTGGAGTTTTGGAAGTGGCAAGCTCGGAAAAGATAAAAAGAAAGCAGATAAAAGTGCAGTTTGGAGAAGAGTTTTTGGACTTCTTTTTGGGGATTTTGGAGGAGCAACCAGGGTGGATAAAGTTAGAACAATTATATAACGATTTTATGTCAATGTCGGGGTTTGATAAGAAGGATTATTCGGTTAAAAGGTTCACCAAAGGAATTGAAGAATCGTGTTCCATTTTGAATATCATGTTAAAAAATAAGCGTGATAAAGGGTCGGGAGGGAAAAAGCTATATAACTTTAATGAAGAAAAAAATACACATGATGAATTTTTTTAATGTGTTGGGTTTTTGGTAACGTCATTTTGGTCATTTTAACATCATCTTAACACGATTTTAACATCATTTTGGAGGTCTAACTAATTGATTATCAATTCGGATACGCGATTAACATCATTTTTCTCTGTTTTTGAGGGGTATGTCTGATTTTTTTGCAAAATAAATATAGGGAGAGAAAATAGAAAAATGGAAAATATCGTGTTATCGTGTTACCTACTAATTTTTAAGCTTATGTTTTGGTCTACCAAATTGGTGCGAAATGATATAAAGATTGGTGGTGGTTTGATATACCTTTTAGGTAACTTGATAACATGATAAAATACTATACATTTAAAGAATTTCAATCAAAAGGTAGATATAAAGAGAAGTGTGCAATACAAGGTACTATGCTTAAACAATTAAACTAAAACAATATGTTAACTTGTCAAAATTTACTATCAGTCATTTCATTTGTTAGTGGTCAACCAGAGGAAGAGATACTTGGGTCATCAAGGTCAAGAAGCCTTGTGCTTTGCCGTCATGTTTATTATCACATTGCAAGAGAAAAAATGGGCCTTAAACTTTGCCAAATAGGGAAGTATTTTGATAGGGATCACACAACCATCATTCATGGGTTGAGAAAGATAAAAGATATGGTGAGCATTGAAGATGAAATAACTTGTCAGTTCATTGAACAGGTTAACCATCTAATAAGGGAGAAGTATCTTATACCTACAAGGATAATGGTTACCATACCACATGATGCAGACATTGAAAAGGTGTTAAGCTATCTTGAAGATAAAGGTTGTGAGATGGATAGAATAAGCTTTAATTTTGACCAATCACATACTTAATGATGCTTTGTATGGTAGCAATAAAAAAGGCCCTTAATGGGCCTTTAATCGTTTAATGAGGTTAATTGTTGTTAGAACCAGTTATCTGCTGTGCAGAGTATTAAAGCGAGAATGATGATTGCGATAATTTGAAGTGTTGACTTTTTCATTTTTTTTGTTTAGATGTTAAAGATATATAAAGTATATCAATAATACATCATTATATATAAATATTTATTACAAAGATATATAAACAAATAAATATCAATGATTTATCAAAAATGTATTTAATTTTATGTACATGAAACGCAAAGGATTCTACATAAAGAAGGCTGAGAATGGCCTGTACTTGAACATCTTCAAGGCTGACTTTATTGAGTACATTAATGATCAACCAGGTGAGTGGGTGAAGTTCAAGATATACGAGAAGAAGGATGACCCTAAGGGGTTTACGCATAATATGGAGATTATTGAGCAAAGGTTAAAGGAGGATAAGGTAGATTAATGTTGCAACATTGATTGTTAATGTTTAAACATTGAATTTATTGATTTTCAATATGCGACCATCTGCGAGCAATCAAACTATAAATCAAAACTATGTTAGCTGATAAGACATTGGATAAGTTAATAGAGAAGCGTAAAGAGAACAGAGGAGGCAAGCGACCTGGTGCTGGCAGAAAGACTAAGGCAAGTGAAGAGGAGGTGATGGAGAAGCTACACCCAATGGCTAAAGACTTCTATGTGAAGATGCATGAGAAGATAATTGAGGGTGATATGAAGGCGTTGCAACTCTTTGCAGCCTACTACATTGGTCTACCTACTCAGAAGATAGAATCCAAGATAGAAGGTAACCTAAACCAGATAGCCATTGAGATCATCAAGCCGAACATCCTGCTTCAGGACAATAGAACAGTACAGATAGAAGATAAAGATAATATATAAGTCATTGATATATAACTATCTGCAAGTCTACTTAACATAACATTAGTTATAGGGGTTACTAATATCGTTAGTAATGAGGCTGATTTGTGGCTGAATGACTCTATACGATGGGGGGGACTTAAAGAAATTACTTTTGGGGCAGGGCTTGTATAACACCCACAAATAATTTTCACCCCACCAACCTTCATAAAATTGCTATATACGATGACCCCCATTTTATACTAAACTTTTCAAATGGTAAACACATTCTCAAATTTTTTTTTTCGCTTCAAACTCAACTACCTTTGGTTGACCAAACAATAACTAAGATAAAATGAATGCTACTTTACAAACGAACAAAATTTACGAGATACTGCAAGAGAGTGACAAACGCATCTCAGTAATGCAAGGAGGATCAAGATGCTTTACTGGTGATACATTTGTCAGATGCCAAAATGAGTATAAGCGTATTAAGGATGTAACAATTGGAGATTTTGTGCATTGTGTAGACAATGACTACAATACTGTTTTAAGAAAAGTTGTTGATAAGTTTATATACAAGACTGACCATACTCGGCATAAAGTAATTACCTTTGAGTTAATCAATAATCAAAAAATTACTTGTACTTATGACCACAAATTATTACAATCAGGAGGATACGTTACTGCGTTTGACATTGCCAGGGGAATGTTGGAAGAAGGTAAATGGTTCGGATGGGAGGTATATGATAAGCAATCTTGGAAGGTTATTAGCAATGAGTTACAAGATGAAGAAAGGGCCGGATGGAATCAGAGTTATGAAGCCAGCGAAGGATGCGAATGGGTATCTGAGGACAATGATACTTTTGAATGGGAAATACACGACAATAAAGATGCACAGGTTGGTAGCGGAGCATTTTGTGGAGAATTTGGAGCAAAAACCACAGGTCAACCATATCAACAACGACAGAATGGACAATCGGGTGGTCAACTTGGAATGGGTGACATTTCGGGAGAATATAGATCACATGATGAAGCAGGGAAGGCAGACATTCAACAATGGAGAGAAGAATGGCAAAAGTATCCTTACAGAGAGTATTGTAAGAACTATACGGGAAGAATACAAGCCGTATGTGGTGATGGCGAAGGACTTGGCGAAGAAGTACGGGGTGAAAACTTGCACAATAAAGGATATTCTGAGGAAAAGGAGCTGGGCAAGCGTATCCTAAGTATTGATGATGTTGAGTCAATAATATTTCACGAAACTGAGGAAACTGTCTATGATATAGAGGTTGAGGAGTTTCACAACTATTTTGTTACAAAAGATAACTATGTAAGCCACAATTCTGGTAAAACGTATAATATCCTCATTTGGTTTATAGTGAAGCTTTTGCAAGAGAATGGCAAGACTTTAACTGTTGTCCGTCAGTCGCTTCCATCCATTAAGGGTTCAGTTCTTAGGGACTTTGTTGACATATTAACAAAACTTAACATATATTCAGAGGACAACCATAACAAGACTGAGCAGATTTATACATTGAATGGGAATGTGATAGAATTTGTAAGTGCAGACCAGCCACAGAAGATAAGGGGTAGGGCAAGGACTTACCTTTTCTGCAATGAGGCTAATGAACTCAGTTATGAGGCATGGATGCAACTTATCATGCGTACAGAGGGTAAGATAGTGATTGACTACAATCCATCAGATGTGGCGAGTTGGATTTACGATAGTGTCATTCCAAGGGATGATGCTGATTTCAACATTACCACTTTTAGGGATAACCCATTCCTCCCAAAAGAACTGGTTGACGAACTTGAACGCTTGAAAGATGCCGACCCGAACTACTGGCAGATTTATGGCTTGGGTGAGAGGGGATTGAGCCAAGATTTGATATATACTCATTACCGAACTACCGAGAATATGCCGGAGGATGGAGAGGTAGTGTATGGCTTAGACTTTGGGTTCAATGTGCCGAGTGCCTTGGTGAAGGTTATGTTTGTGGAGGGGGCAGCTTATGCCCAAGAAATGCTCTATGAAACCAGGTTGACCACAAATGATTTGGTAGATAGGCTAAAGCTTCTTAATATTGACCCGTACGATGAGATTTTCTGCGATGCAGCCGAGCCGAAAACTATTGAGGAACTCGTGAGAAACGGGTTCAATGCTAAACACGCTAACAAGGATGTGACCGAGGGGATAAGGACTGTGAAGGGAACTCCTTTGTATATTCATCAAGATAGCGTAAATTTACTAAAGGAATTGAAGAACTATCGGTGGAAAACGGATAGAAATGGCAATAAACTTGATTCACCAGTTAAATTTGGGGATCATATTTTAGATGCCCTAAGATATAGCATTTTTAGTAAGTTAACAGTCCCTAAAATAACTTGGGGAGCAATATAAAAAAAATGGGTCTATTTGACATTTTTGGGAAGAAGAAAGGATTGAATCCTAATCAGAATGTTCCACCATCTTTTCAAGGCATAAATGGTGCGGTGCTTCAGCAATACAATCAAGAGAGTTATGTAAAGGATGGATACCTTGGGAATGCTGATGTGTATGCAATTGTAAGCTTTCTTGCAAGAAAGTCTGCAAGTATTCCTTGGTACGTTTACTCTCTCAACTCTGGTGAAAAGGCAAGGACTTCATTAATGAGGTACAAGCAATTGTCAAGAGGTATTCAAGCAGGCCAGGGTGCTTATGAGCAAGCAATCATGGCGAGAAAAAACGCTTATAGCGAAAATATTGTGATGGATGGGCCACTTGCTAAACTTTTGGAGAAGCCAAACCCTAACCAAGCACAAGACCAGTTCCTTGAGAACCTGATCGGTTACCATTTCCTTAGTGGTGAGGGTAACATCTACGGGAACACAGGACTGACAAGTGATGGGAAAATTTTGGAGATGTTTGTTCTTCCAACGCAGTTCCTTGACATATATCCAGACCCAAATGACCTTTATGGCATCACAGGGTATAAACTAATGGTTGACCAAGGTATTGACATAGAGAAGAGCAGAGTTTGCCAATGGAAAACATGGAATCCTGATTTCAATTCATCTACAAGGTCACACCTTAGAGGATTGTCACCATTAAGGGCAGCATACAAGACTTTGCGAATGAGCAACTCTGCTGCTGATGCAAGTGCAATGATGGCAGCTAACGGAGGAGCAAAGGGTGCTTTAACTCCAAAGGTTGTGGGTTCAATCTCTGCTCAACCATCTATGGAGCAAGCGAACCTCATTAAGAGGAAGCTGAACGATGATGTGAATGGCGTGGACAATAAGGGTAGGATTGATGTATTGCAAACACCTTGGGACTATTTGAACTTTGGATTGAGTAGTGTTGACATGGAATTGGTAAAGACTATGCAAATGTCAATGCACCAATGGTGTAGGGTGTTTGGCTTGCCTGCTGTGTTGTTTGACACAGATACATCAAGCTACAACAACTACCAGAACGCAATGAGAGATTTGGTGACTAACACAATTGTTCCAAAGCTTTGTCAATTGCGTGATGAGTTGAACGCATGGCTTGTACCAAGATATGGTGAGAACCTATACATAGACTTTGACATTACTGCATTGCCAGAGATGCAACAAGATATGGAGAGGATGACACGTTCACTTCGTGATGCTAACTGGTTGACATTTGATGAGAAGCGTGTTGCAATGAACTACTCTGAGAAAGAAGGGCCATATGAGTATAGCTATGTAAATGGTGGACTGGTAAGGCTTGACCAAGTTGGAATGGATTTAACTATACCTAATGGAGGAACAAATAACAGCGTTGACTACGGAGAAGATGATATGGTCAATGGTGATGATTCGGCATCCCAAGACGGCAGCGGAGAAGAAATGCCGAATTGAGGCAATGATGATGGACAAAGTGAGATTGGCGTATAAAAAACGACTTGAAAATGAACGCGAAGCAAAGAGAGCAATATTGGGTGAAGTTTCAAAGGATTCGGAATGATATAGAGAAAAAGTATATTAATTCAATCCAAGAATCAATATTTGCTCAATTTAAAGGCTTTGCTAAGAGTATAGAAAAAAATGGTGTGAGTGCATCTATATCAGCACTTGGCTTAAATTTGTGGGAGAAGGATTTGATAAAGGTCTTTGAAAAAATGTACAAGGAAAGCGTGGTGTTGTTTGGCAATGCTGTGTATAGGTCAATTAAAATTGAGGCCAATCAAAAAGGTGAGACATTTGGATTTAATGAACAATGGACTAAAGAGATACTTCAATTTTTGATGACACAAGGCTTTACTCTTGTTAGCAACATCACTCAAACAACTAAAAAGAGGTTAATTGAGATAGCAACGAATGGTGTAACAGATGGGTTAAGCGTTGACCAAATTGTGAAGTTAATTTTAGATGATAAGGAGTTAGAGTATTCTAACATGAGGGCAAGAAGGATTGTGAGAACAGAGGTAATGAGAGGCTCAAACATTGGGGCAATGAAAGGTGCAGAGGCTCATGGGTTCTACGTTGACAAGCAATGGATAAGTGCGAGGGATAGTAGAACAAGGAGAATCCCAGATGATGAGTTTGATCACGTTGAGTTGGATGGTGTGATTGTGCCTTTTGACCAACCATTCACATCAGAGGGAAAGAAAGGTGAGGCGGTTGTAGCAATGCAACCTGGTGACATTTCAGCACCTCCTGGCTTTACAATAAATTGCAGATGCACCATAGGTTTTATTCCTAAACGTGATGCAAATGGTAGACTGGTGATGAAGCCTAAATTGAATGTTCCAAGTATTTCAAGAACATCTGAATCAGTTATTTTACCAGAAAAACCAATTATATCAACTCAAAAATATACACCTAAAAAAACTATAAAGGAAGCAGAAGAGTGGGCGAAAGAAAACTTGAACATAAAATTTGTATCATTTAAAAATATTGATCTGGGTATAGCAAATGATATAAATGAATCAGTTTATAATATGAAGCAAGTAATGCCAAATATAAAAACAAATGGTATTGGTTCTGCACAAGCAGCTAATAGAGCAATGAAAGAAAAAATAGCAAATGCATATAGAGAAACAGAAAGCTATTCAAGGATGGTTCAAAATTATAGTTTAGATACTGCTGAATCATATCTTAATAGGCAAATAAATAAAATAGTACCTAAAGTTTCAAGTGGAACAATAGCTTGGAGTACAAATAGAAGTAGTGTAAGAATTGGTGGAAAAGATCTTGATTTATCTGAATTTGTTGGTGTTTTTGTTAATGAGAAAGAAGCTAAAAGTAAAATTTTGATGGATCAAATGATTAGAAAAAATAGAGACACAAAATGGTTTACTGAATCTGCTGAAAATTTTGGATATGTAATGCAACATGAATTAGGACATGAAATTGATAAAACTATAAACTTTAGAAATACTGATATATTTAATTCATTCTTTAATAAAGAACATTCAATAGGTATTCAATCAGTAGCTAATAGATTATCAAGATATGGAGCAACTGGTAATGGTAAAAGTATTGATAGTAGAAAAGCTGAAATGATTGCTGAATCTTGGGCAGAATTTATGACAAGTAATAACCCAAGACCTTTGTCAAAAGAACTTGGAGAAATGATGCTTAAAGCATATTATGATAAAAACAATATCAAATTGCCATTTAATACTTGGATAAACGAAATAACTAAAATTATAAGAAAATGATGTTTAAACAACCAGTTTGCTGGAATTGCAAACATTTTATAGCAGAAAATTATACTTGTATGGCTTTTCCTGATGGGATACCAACTGAAATAACTGAAAACATGAATGAACATCTTGTACCTTTACCAGAGCAAGACAATGTTATTGTTTTTGAACCAATAGAAAATTAGATATGCCAATAACAAGGTGCGAAAATGGGAGATACAGAATTGGGGAAGGTGAGTGTATGTACAGGTCTGAAGAATCAGCAAGAGAAGCTTATGTGGCTTACTTGGCTGAGCATCCAGAAGAAGCGAGAAGAATTAGAGAAGAAGAAGATAAAAAAGCCTTAGACATGAACAAGGTCAGCTTTGACTTTGATGATACATTGACACAGGAAAGGTGGCAGAACAAGGCAATTATGCTGAAAGAAGAGGGAAAAACTGTGTATATTGTAACAAGAAGGCAAGAAGAGCAAAACGATTCTGTTTATGCAGTTGCAGATAAGATTGGAGTACCAAGGTCAAGAGTTTATTTTACCAATGGTAAGATGAAGTGGGAAATGATAAAAAGACTTGGTATTGGAACACACTATGACAATAATGAGGATGAGATTAGATTAATAAGAGAAAACACAGAAGCAAAAGGTATTTTAGTACAAGAAAAAAATAATAGTATGATATACAATTACAAATCATTTGACATGAATGTCAAGGACATTGATGCCAAGCAAGGAATCGTTAGCGGTTATTTTAGTGCATTTGGAATGGTTGATAGTGATGGTGATATAATGATGCCAGGTGCTTTCAAGCGTTCTATCCAAGATTGGGGGCCAGAGGCAAAAGGAAGGGTAAAGCATTTGCTTAACCATGATCCGAGCCAACCTCTTGGTAAAATATTGGAGTTGAAAGAAGATGGCTATGGCCTTTTCTATCGTTCCCAAGTTGGGTCGCATAGATTGGGTCAAGACTTCATTAAAATGGTTGAAAGTGACCTTATTGGTGAACATTCAATAGGATTTAGGATTCTGAGAGAACAGAAATCAGCAGAAGCAAATGAGATTCACGAAGTGATGCTTTTTGAGGGTTCAAGCCTTACCGCTTGGGGTGCAAATGAATATACACCTATTTTGGGGATAAAAAGTTCTGAGCAAGTTGGTAAAATGCAAGAACAAATTAAGAGCTTTGAGAAGTTTATAAGGAACAGCGATGTTACCGATGAAACAATTGAACTATGCCTGATTAAAGTTAGGCAATTGGCACAAACGATAGAAAAAGCGAGTAGCACAAAGGCAGTTGAAGAAACACCGATGCAGCAAAAGAAAAACGAGGAGTTTGAGCAATCACTAATATCAATATTAAACAAATTCTAAATTAAAATTAAAATGGAAGATTTAAAGAGGTTTGAATCTGCTCTTGAGGCAAAACTTGCCGAGCAGAAGGCCGAAGTTGCTCTGAATACAGAGAAGGCTGCAAAGGCATTTGATTCAAGGATTGAGCAAATCAACGAACAGTTGGTTAAGGCTAACAAGACTGCTGCTGAAGCAAGAGAAGAAGTTCTTGAAGCTAAGGCTCAGTTTGGAAAATTGCAAGCTAAAGAAACTGCAAAAGTTGCAACTTCTTATGGTGAGCATATCATGAACATTAAGAACGAAATTGGTAACGCTATTGAGAAAGGATGGAGTGATATCAAAGCTGCTGCTCGTGGCAATGGTAAAGGCTTTAACTTTGAAATGGATGCCAAGGCTGTAGGTGTAATGACCATTGGTAACAACCTTACTGGTTCTGTTTACACTTCTTATGTTGATAACGCTTTCATGAGGTCTTATGTTAACCCTCACCTGCGTTCTGTATTCAACATCATCCCTGTTTCTACTGGATCAGTTTCTTTCCCTCGTG